GTAAATACGTCGTTAGATTCTATAAAATTAGTATTCAACTTAGATATAAGACTTTGATTCTCTACAGCAAACTGCTGTAATGATAAGATAGGGCCGGCTCCATTTGCAGCTCCGCCGCAAGCTATAGTTAGCTTTTGTAGTAGTTCTATTATATCTTGAAATAGCTCGGCTACTTTATCTCCTTTAGCTACTGGATGTAATAGAGAGGTGTCTGATGATCCTAGCTGTATTTGACTAGATTGTATAGTGGTTGAATCAACATCTACGTTAAACCTTGGTGCACTAATGTGAACACTATCAACACCGGTTAGTAATATACTTTCTTCCTTAGCAACAAAGACTAGCCTTCCGGAATCTAAAATAATTTGATTCTTTACATATTCTTTAGGTTCTACAGGCGGGTTAGAGGTGTAACTATTAGTTTTAAAGTTAACGGTATTGACTGGGATTTTTTGAGTGGATGCTAAATAGATAGATCCTTGGTCAGTATTAATATCTTCAGATAAAGGTATCCAGGGTTCTAGGTTTGAGGAGAACTGTCCGTTTCTTAGAATAACAATAGGATCTCCTTCTGCACCGACACTTGACCAGGTATTCTCTAGGGTGCTTCTATTAGTAGACCCTAACCTAAGTGAATTGCCCCATCGGCCTTCAACGATCATATCTCCTGCAAAAGGAGGGATTGGTCTTATATTAGTTCTTTCTTTAAATCCGTTATCGAATTGTATCTCAGTAGAGCCATCAGTTACTCTTCTAACTGATCCTGCTCCAACTTGTAGGTAGTCTTTTTTTTGAGCTGGCTGTAATCCTTGCCCTAAATATACTTCTTGAGGAACTGCATTGTGGTGATTGCTCGACCAGATATTAGTTGCTGGTAAGTAGTAGTATCTATAAGCGTTAGTGTTTGTGTTTACAGAGGTGTCTGGGCTTATGATTAGAGATACGATCTCATTCTTTACCGGATAATTTTTTAGGTTTGCTAATAAAGGTAAAGCAAATAATCTATTCTCAAGATTACTTCCCGGAAGTGGAGTTTCTACAAATTCAAAAACGATACCGCCAATACTTGCCCATTCCCCGTTTGTTTTAAAGATTTCAGGGTAGGTTGTGTTATCTAAAACTGTTGCAAGTACTCTAGCAGGTACAACTCTCATTACTTATCTTCTTTAATATTGTTGATCTCCTTTAATAATTGCTCTCTCTCTTCATCAGAGATACCGAACGAATCTGTAGCTGAGTCTTGATTCTGGAAGATACGCTGGATGATGGTTGCAACTTTAACCAATTGATCATCATTCTTAACTCCGATCTCTAAATACTCTTTAATCAAAGGTACTATCAAAGTAGCATCTCCGGTATCTTCAATTAAAGGACGTAACTCAGAAATAAGAGTTGAGATCTGCTTCTCCTTCTTCTTCTGATTGTCGTAAATCTCTTCTAGAAGGTCTGCGAATTTCTTATTTTTGAATATTAATTTATCTAAACTCATGAGTAGTCTATTTTTTATAAATAGAAAGTAGTACAGTTTAGAAGTTTGCGTATCCGTTCTCTAAGTAGAATGCGTAATGTTTCTTATAGAGATCTCCTAACTCACTCGCTACTTTCGTGATTCTAGGTGTTTTGATATCAATAATCTCTCTAATGTAGATATAGAGAGCTTTTTTATTAAAGATTGTAATGTGTTCTCTTTTTCTAAATAACTCAAGGATAGCGTCTGCAATCTGCGCATCTTCATCTTTAGGAAATAATTCATAGATATTATCAGTGCAGTACTCTACATACATATCTAAGAACTCTGACACTTGATCTACAGGATGATAAGTCTCAGAATCAGCTTGAGTACCATTAATATCTAGAACGTCTCCGTGAACATACTCTCCGTCTTCCTGCTCAATGTTTAAGTTATCAAGAGATAGTAATTCCATTCTCTTCTTATAATTCTTTTGGTTAGAAGCAATCAAGTATCTCTTAGCTACCGTTCCAAAATAAGAATACGCCTTAGCACCATTCTCTGGATTAAAGCGGTCGAGTTTTGTAAGTAAGAAGGTGATTACTTCATGCTGGAGATCTTCTAGGTTAGTCTCTTCAGTGTAGTAGAATTTGAAAGTATGAATTAAATTCTGAGTTAGTTTAAATAGGGCGTAGTGAATTTCCTCTCTGTATATTCTGTTTCTCTCTGCGTAATCTTCTGTGTTAACATATTTGATTATTGCGAGTTCAGTATCGTGAGTAAAGTAATTCTTATTCTTCTTTTCCGTCATTGGTTATTTTAAAGTTATTTAATCGTTCTTGAATAACCTTAATTTGTTCAAAGAACCATCCAATCTCGTCATCGCTGGCGAAGGTACCTTTAGCATCGATTTTTTCTAATCGCTCACTACTATGTTCAATAATCTTAGATAGTTGATCCATGTAGATGAGGTAGGATGCTAGAATGTCTTCTTGCTTCTCATTCTTCTTGAGAAGGTTGTAAGTTGTGTAACCCAAAACACAAACTGCGATGACGAGAGAGGTGATTAGTACTACCATTAGTCGTTGAAGAAATTAGACATTGCATTTTTTAATCCATCACTCTGGATATTAGAAAGAGCTTTGTTTTTAGCTGCTTGCTGGTGAGTGGTTGGATTCTTGTCTGTTGTCTCTTTCGAGATTGAGAACTGTTTTGACTTTGGCTGTTCTACTGGATTGACTGTTAATTCAACGACTGAAGCCATGAAGTCTGCCTGATGCAAAATATAAGCAATTGCTGATCGAGGTCTACTTTCTGGCATCCTGGAAATGAGGTAAGCTTTGTTTGACTCTTCATAAAGGCCATCATGGGTTCTGATAGCAATCATTTCATTTAAGGAATACTTAATCCCTGCTTCTTGTAATAAGAATAATGAACGATCTGGAATAGTCATAAAAGCAACTTCAGTATTATAGGAGTAGATCTCTCCCAAGTTCTTCTTTCTCCATTCATCCTTTCCAGGTAAATACAAATCTTGAGTTGCATCACCTACCTTACCTAAGTCATGGTTCATAGCAGAGAATACTAACTCTTCGATTGTGAAAGTAGTCATATCACAACCAAATTTCTCCCATAGTTTTGCAAAATGTAAAGAAGCTTTGATTACACGATTAACGTGTTCGATATAACCACCCGGAAAACAATTATGGTACTTAGTAGTATGAGCTGCCGGCATTAAAATAAATCTATCTACTCGGTCTTCATAAAACTTACGAAGATCTTCTTTTCTAGGTGAAGAGATGTAGGTATCAATATAACCTAAAAATTCTTCCCAATTTGATTGGATTTGTTCTGCTGTCAAATTCATACTATAAAGATAATTACCTTTGGCCGGAAAAGCCACCTACTTCGTTAGAAGTTCTAGGTTCCATTTCAACATACTGTTTGATTTGTTCAAGCTGTTGTTCCGCTCTATCAATAGTATCTAAATAAGATTTGATTGGTTCTTGTCTTTGAACAACCTGTCTTAATACCTTCAAAGTACTTTCTAATACTTCTACTTTGTTAATTACTTGATCTCTATATCTCATATTATTATATCTTTCTTATCCCCTCACTTTTTCCCAACCCCCATGTATAGATGATACGAACGAAAAACTACAAGGGCAACTTATTTTGAGAAAATTCTATAAAATCTTTAAACTTCTTTATGAATGAACACTTTTCGTATTCTTCTAACTCTGTGAAATGCTCGATTGCAAGATCACATGCTTGTAAGAAAGCATCATTTGCTTTATCTAAAAGTGTTTCTATATGAAATGAATTAGAGAGATCCAATTTAGTTAGGTATGAATACGCTCTGGTAAAGATCATATTTTTATTAACTACTTGCAAGTTTTCTGTATCAATATCCTTATTTATCTCTGAAAAAAACTTAATGATCTGATCATTGACAATATCTCCTCTGAAGATAATCCGGGTAAACATACCCATTAGGACATAGGGATGCTCTGAGAAGTCAATAATCTCTTTTACTTTTTCCTCCGATTTATCTTCAGGGTCTTGAAATAATCCGAATACTAATGTAGGATCCATATATATTATAAATAGGAAAAGGACACCGTAAGGCATCCTTCCCAACTATTTTAAGTTTAATTAAGCTTGTGGTTGGCCTGCTTTAAGAATGATATTCTTATTATAGTAAGTCAAAGCGTTAGCAATCATTTGAGTTAACTTAGGATCACCTAGCTCCTTAGAAGCGTTGTAGGTATCAACTAAGCTAGTAAATGCTTTCTTA